GCCAATGCGGCGGCACACCCTTTCGGCGCGGTGACGGCGACGAACACGGGTGCGGCTGCAGCCTTGACCGGCGACGGCATCGTGAATCTGGCGATGGCGCTGCCATCGGCATTCACGGCGAATGCGCGGTTCATCATGAACCGCAACACCATGGCGGCGGTTCGTTTGCTGAAAGATGGGCAAGGTAACTATCTGTGGCAGGCGTCCTACCAGGCAGGCACGCCCCAGACGCTGGCGGGTTATGCGATGGTCGAGGTCCCGGCCATGCCCGACGTGGCAGCTGGTGCGAAGCCTATTGTTTTTGGCGACTTCGACCAAGGCTACCTGATCGTCGACGGCATCGGCACGCGCATCCTGCGCGACCCTTACACAAACAAGCCTTTCGTGCAGTTCTACACCACGAAGCGCGTTGGCGGAGGCCTGCTGAACCCGGAGGCGCTGAAGGCGCAGAACGTCGCAGCGTAATCGGTTTTCTGACGGGGCGGCGCGTTCGCCCCGTTTTTCAAGCCGATAGAAGGAGGCAGAAATGGCCAAATTTGCAAAGCCCTTCAAGGGCGTTAAAGCGCAGGAGATCTACCCGACAGAGTTTGCCGTCGGTGACGAGTGCCCGCTCGAACTTGAGGCGGCGGCGCGGTCGGTGGGCGCGATTTCCGACACGAAGGCAACCAAGAAGGCACCTGAAACCAAATGACCCCCTATCTCGTGACGCCGCCCGCTGCCCTGCCTGTGTCGTTGCTCGACATGAAGGCGCATCTGCAAGTTGTCCATGACGACGACGACGCGAAGATTGCGACCTTGCAGGCTGGTCACGTTGCCACGCTCGATGCTTATGGCGGAGTTCTTGGCCGCTGCATCATGCCGCAGACCTGGGCGGTGGACGTGACCGGGCCGGGGCCGCACCTGTTGCCGTTCCCGGATGCCACGGACGTGACCGCAGACGCGTCGGGCACTGCTCTGGCCAACGAGCTTTCGCGCACGGCGATGGGTATATGCATCACTGTCCCGGAGGCCCTGACCGATCAGGAGATCACGCTTCAAGCGACATATGGGCTTTCCGCCGAACGGCTGCCCGCAGCTCAGGCGCTGGTCAAGATCATGGTGTCCCGTGACTATGACGCGCTGCACGGCCCCAACTATGATGCGGCCATGCGGAGTGCGGATGCGCTGGTGAGTGCGTTGCGCTGGAGGCGATTGTGAACCTTAACCGCCGCGTTCAGTTCCGCCGCGCCTCGCTGTCGGATGACGGGTTTCAGCAGGCTGAAACATGGGCGGACCATGGCGAGAGAATACCTGCCGACAAGACCGATGTCAGCGACGGCGAGCGGTGGCGCGCCGGTGAGGTTGGTGCCTCGATCACGACCCGGTTTGTGGTGCGGTCAAGCACGTTCACGCGCGACCTGACCCCCAAGGATCGGCTGATCTGCGAAGGCCGGGAATACGACATTTCCGGGATCAAGGAAATCGGGCGGCGGGACCGGCTGGAAATCACGGCATCGGCGAGGGTTGATCAGTGAGCGTCACCATCAAACTTGAGGGCCTGAGTGAGTTGGAGAAGAACTTGGACAATCTGTCCAAGGCGGCGGGCAAAGGGGCATTGCGGCGTGCATTAAAGCGCGCGGCTGAGCCTACAGCCAAGATCGCGCAGGGGCTTGCCCCTGTCAGGACCGGCAGATTGAAGCAGTCGATTATTGTTGGCGCAAAGCTCGACGGTCGACAGGCCAAGCTGCATCGTCGCATGTTCAAGGATGATCGGTCCTCGGTCGAGCTTTTCATCGGCCCGTCCTACCTGCGCGGTGATGGTGGGCGGCACGGGCACTTGCAGGAGTTTGGCACGATCAACCATGGGCCTCAGCCATTCATGCGCCCTGCATGGGATCAGGACCAAAAAGCTATGTTGCAGCGCCTTAGCGAGAACCTTTGGGAGGAAGTGACCAAGGCAATCCAGAGGGCAGAGCGCAGGGCGGCTAAAGCGGCTGAGGAAGGATAAAGCATGATCAGGATCAAGTGCGAGGGCGGCATGGCTTACAGCGCCCGAATCGAGAATATGGATGGCACGACGATTGATGGTGTTACCGGCTTACGGCTGGTCATGGACCCTAACGATTTCGTGCGGGCTGAGCTTGAAATCAGGGTCGGCTCTGTGGACGTGCAAGCGCATCCGCTGCTTGGACTCGAGACTGTGAAGGAAGCCGCTGCCGCGCATGGGTATCGGCTGGTTCCAGCAGGCGATTGATGGAAGAGGCGTTCAAGTCGCTGCTGACAGGATCGGCGGCGGTCACAGCTATTGTCCCGGCATCCCGGATCAATTGGGGCGCGCATCCGCAAGGGGCCGCACTGCCGGGGCTGGTGCTGAACGTGATCGACGATGCCGAGGGGCTGACAACAAAAGGCCGTGATGGGCTTTCACAAGGCCGCTTGCAGGTCGATTGCTACGCAGAGACCTACAAGGGCGCAAAGCAGCTATCCCGCGTCGTGCGCTCCCTGCTGCATGGGTATCGCGGCGGGTCATTCCGGCTGGTGTCGCATGACAGCACCCGAGACAGCCGCGAGGGCGGCAGCAACGAGGCTACGCGGCCCTACCGCGTGAGCATGGATTTCAACACCCATTGGAGGGCATGAGATGACGACAGCAGATATTGGTTACAACTCCAGCTTTGGTATCGAGGGCGAGACCCCCGGCACCTACGTTGACGTGGCGGAGGTGATGGCGATTACGCCTCCCGGCATGACGCGGGGCACTGAGCAGGCCACCCACCTGAAAAGCCCGGATGAATATCACGAACATATCGCGCTCTTGGCCGATGCGGGCGAGGCGTCTTTTACGGTGAATTTTGTGCCTTCGGCGACCGACACGCTCTTTGCAGCTTTCAACGCCAAAACCGGCAACTACCAGATCACCTACCCCAATGGGGTGATGTTGCGCTTTGGCGGGATCGTCACGGGCTATACGCCGCCCGAGCTGGCGCCGGAAGGCAAGATGGAGGCGACGGTCACGATCAAGCCGAGCGGCAAGCCAACCCTGTACGCGGCGGTGTAACCCATGTCTGACGTAAGAGGGGCCGTAACGGTCACGGCGAACGACAAGAGCTATACGCTCTGGATCGGTTTTTCGGTGCTGGCGGACTTGCAGGCCAAGCACGGGCAAGACGTGCTTGAGCGGCTTGATGCTCCTGCGGATGCAGGGCCGAACTGGATGCCTGATTTGGGCATTGTCCGCGACCTGTTTATGGGCGCGCTTGAGCGCCACCATGCCGACGAGGCCGACCGCTGGCTTGTCGATGACATTCTGGCGCAGAATGCTGATGCATTGGGCACGGTCATGGCGGGCGCGTTCCCCGATGTCGCAAAGGATGCCAAGCCGGGAAACCGCAAGAGGCCGACGCGGGCGGCCTGAACCTCGCGGACCTGCTGAAATACTACATCGCGGCGGGTTTCGATCCGGCGCGGTTTTGGGAAATCACCCCCCGGCTCTACAGCTTGGAAATAGACGGGGCGGCGCTACGAATTGAGCGCGAGCGGTCGCATGTTTGGTTCACGGCAATGTTGCCGCGTCTCAAAAAGACACCTTCGCTCGAGGATTTTGTGGGGCGCAAGTCGCGCCCCAAGAGGCAAACGCCAGATCAGCAGCAGGCGATGTTGCAGGCTTTGGCCGCTGCATGGGGCGCAACGATCCAGTAGCGCCCCGGTTAGTCTTGCGACAGCGCCCCAGACAGAGCTTTATCGACCATTGATTGCGGGCGGGGCTTTTCGTTCCCAATGGTCTCGCCAATTTGATCGCCGTTCACGTCTAGGAACTGAGCTTCTAAGAAGGCGACTTCTAAGGGCAACCCGTCTGATCGGCTGTCCAGGCTGACAGGTGAAATCAAGGTTCGGACTGTTTCCCCCGGTTCTATGCCGCCTCTGACCAGAGCGCGCCCTTTGCTCCAATCGTTGCCGATTTCGGCCCAAGGCACTTCTCGGTCGGGGCTTTTGAAAATGGCCCTGAAAACTAGCGTTGCAACGGCTCGGTCTGATTTGTTTTCGACATCGCAGTAGATGATCGACTGCACCGTTTCGCGGCGCTCAATCGTGCAGGCAGAAATAGTGATCGCACCCGCAATGGCCGGTGACGGCAGTAGCAGTGCGATCATCAATGCTGAGCTTCTTTTCATGGCTCTAACCCTCTTGAGGTAAACGAATGGCATCCTCTGTGATCGGCGCACTGCGTGTCAACC